ACCTGGTGACAGCATGGAGCCAGGAAAGAGGTATCTTGACTAACGGTAAGATATCAACACAGACGTTGAAGCTGGTGAGTGAGATAGGTGAGTTGGCAGACAACGTAGCTAAGGGTAATGATGTCGCAGATGACATAGGTGATTGCTTAGTGGTGTTGAACAACATAGCTGTGATGTCTGGGTACAGTTTAGAAGACTGTCTGAAACATGCTTGGAATGACATCAAGGATAGGAAAGGTTACTTGAATGATAAAGGTGTCTTCATTAAGGAGAGCGTATGAAAGCTAAAGAATATGCTTTGCTAGAAATGGCGGTGAGATCAGGCATTGAATATGGGTATACACGCGCTCATAAGCACACTGACACTCCTTCTGAAACAGCGGTAATAGATGCTATCCAGCTGGCTGTGATGAATGACATTAACGATTGGTTCTCTTTTGATGAGATAGTAGAAAATGATTAGCTACAGAGACATGACATTCTGTAGTCTGTCTAGCACTTGTGTATGGTCTGATAAGTGTAGCAGAACTATTACAGAGCAGGTGATAGAGGATGCTAAGAAAGTAGGACTGCCTCTATCTGTATCAGAGTTTAAATGCTACACACCTAAGAAAACGGAGAGTGACGATTGTGTATGAGTATTCGCTGGTAGTGTTGGTGACAGTGTTGGTAACAGCTTGGTTTCTTTATGATTTCAACAAAGACGATGATGACTGGAATGGAACACTATGATAAAGCACCTCCTTATACCTGACACACAAGTTAAACCAGGACAAGATTTACGTAGGTTTCATTGGCTAGGTCAATACATTGTCGATAAGAAACCTGATGTCATCATACACATTGGCGATCACTGGGACATGCCTTCACTGTCCAGCTACGATGTAGGTAAGAAAGCCTTTGAAGGTAGACGATACATACACGATATAACTGTAGGTAATGAAGCAATGGACATAATGATGTCCTACATTGATGCAGAGATTGAAAGACTACGTGCTAACAAGAAGAAGCTATGGAAACCTAGATTAGTTTTTACTCTAGGTAATCATGAGAATAGAATTGAAAGAGCTATAAACTCTGACTCTAAGCTAGATGGATTGTTGAAGTATGACGATTTTAATTTAGTGCAGCACAAGTGGGAAGTAATACCATTCTTACAACCCATAGTGATAGACGGTGTAGCCTACTGCCACTACTTCACCAGTGGTATCATGGGTAGACCAGTGAGCAGTGCAAGACTGCTGATGACGAAGAAGATGATGTCATGTGTGCAAGGACATGTGCAAGATAGAGACATAGCTTTTGGACGCAGGGCTGACGGCAGTGACATAACAACACTATTCGCTGGTATCTTTTATGAACATGATGAAGACTACTTAACACCACAAACTAATGGTAGCTGGTCAGGTGTGTGGATGTTAAACGATGTGGTTAATGGTAGTTTTGATGAGATGCCTGTTAGTATTAAATACCTGAAGCGCAAATACGGGAATTCAAATGGCATTAACATTGGAAGAAGTTAAACAGAAACTGATGAGACTTGATGAAGTAATTGTCTTAGAAGTTTTAGACTTAAATGCTGAAGACATCATTGATCGGTTTGAAGATAAGATCATTGATAGGCTTGAAGAATTGGCAGAGGAGCTAGTTGACTTATGATTACAAACATACAGATAAAGAGCTGTAAAGACCCCCTGTTATGGTACGCAGATAAAATAGATCAAGTAATGGATGTAATAGAGTATGACCCACTACGGAAAGTTTATTTAGTTGCTACACACTGCGGAGCTAACATTGTGTATGATGAAGATTGTATTACTTGGGACTTAGTAACTGCTTATACACAACCACAGAGTCCTCCTACAGTTACATTAAACGATTTAAAGTATGACAGTGTAACCAAACCAGCACACTACAACACAGGTGGTGTAGAGTGCATAGAAGGCATAGAAGCTGCGCTGACACCAGAAGAGTTTCAGGGATACTTGAAAGGCAATGCAATGAAATACCTGTGGCGTTGTAGTCACAAAGGTAACAAGAAACAAGACTTAGATAAAGCACAGTGGTACTTACAGAGGTTAATAGGAAAACAATGATGGATGCTTACTCAGCGTATATACATAAGAGTCGCTATGCTCGTTACATTCCAGAGCTGAAGCGTAGAGAGACCTGGACAGAGACAGTAGACAGATACATCAACTTCTTCAAAGAACGTGTCACAGTTGTTAGTGACGCAGACTACGCAATGCTTCGTGAAGCTATCATTAACATGGATGTGATGCCATCTATGAGAGCTTTGATGACGGCTGGTAAAGCACTAGACCGTGACAACATTGCAGGCTTCAACTGTTCATACTTGACAGTGGATCACCCTAGAGCCTTTGACGAGATGATGTATGTCTTGATGTGTGGTACAGGCGTAGGCTTTTCTGTTGAGAGGCAGTACATTAACAAACTACCGGAGGTAGCGGAACAGTTCCATGAAACCGATACAGTCATTGTCGTTAAAGATAGCAAGATCGGATGGGCGAATGCCTTCAGAGAACTTATATCATTGCTCTATACAGGTAAAGTACCTCAATGGGATGTCTCCCGTGTTAGACCAAAAGGAGCTACTCTTAAAACCTTCGGAGGTAGAGCGTCTGGAGCTGATCCTCTTGTCGATCTATTCAACTTTACAGTTGCAGTATTCAAGTCCTCTGCCGGACGTAAGCTTAATTCACTAGAGTGCCATGACATCTGCTGCAAGATTGCTGACATTGTTGTTGTTGGTGGTGTACGTAGGTCAGCATTGATTAGCCTGTCTAACCTCTCTGATGATCGTATCAGGCGTTGTAAGCAAGGTGAGTGGTGGATGACAGCACCACAGAGAGCATTGGCTAACAACTCAGCCAGCTACACAGAGAAGCCAGACTTTGAAGCCTTCTTGAATGAGTGGCAAGAGATGTACAAGTCTAAAGCTGGAGAGCGTGGAGTGTTCAACAGAGTGGCTTCTAAGCTACAAGCTGCTAAGAACAACAGGCGTGATGTCAGCTATGACTTTGGTACTAACCCTTGTTCTGAGATAATCCTGCGTCCTAATCAACTGTGTAACTTGACAGAAGTTATTGTACGTCCTGGTGACACTCTTGTGTCTTTAGCATACAAAGTTAAATGTGCAACAATCTTAGGGACTTTGCAGGCTACGTTAACAAACTTCCGTTATGTTCGTAGTGTCTGGCAGAAGAACACAGAAGAAGAGAGATTGCTGGGTGTGTCAATGACAGGGATTATGGATCATCCTCTGTTGTCTGGACAGACTAACAAAGAAGACTTAAAGATTGTTTTGGAAGGTTTGAGAGACTTATCTGTACGTGTTAACAAAGAGTATGCACAGTTGATGGGGATACAACAATCAACAGCAATCACTTGTGTTAAACCATCAGGTACAGTGAGTCAATTGGTTGATAGTGCCAGTGGTATTCACCCTCGTTATGCGAGTCATTACATACGCAGGGTTAGGGCAGATGCTACAGACCCTCTATGTGCCATCCTGAAGGACGCTGGAGTGCCTTGGGAGAACGATGTAATGTCTAAGAATGCTTTGGTGTTCTCCTTCCCTAAAGCAGCTCCAGAGGGTGCTATAACGGCTGGAGAGATGACAGCACAGCAGCAGCTAGATTTGTGGGAGATATACCAAGATCACTGGTGTGAACATAAACCATCAATGACATGCTACTACAGAGATACAGAGTTCTTAGCAGTGGGTCAGTGGGTGTATAACAAGTTTGATAAGATCAGTGGTATATCATTCTTACCTTATGATGACCATGTTTACAAACAAGCACCGTATGAACCAATCTCTAAAGAGAAGTATGAAGAACTTGTGAAGACATTCCCTACACAGTTCTCATGGGACTTGGAAGAGGCTACAGATGTGACAGAAGGTGTGCAGAATCTAGCGTGTGTTGCTGGAGTTTGTGAAGTCTAAATAACAAAAGCTCTGTAGCCGTCAATGACTACAGAGCCTTTGTTCACCACTTAACTTTGTCTGCCCAGTATGCTGCCGACATCTTACCTTTGGCTATGTTAGCAGCATGTCTAGCCTTAAACGATGCCTTCCTAGCCTTCTCAGACTCTGACGTAGGGTTCTTACCTGCACCGCTAACACCCTGCTGTCCAAACCTGATCGTCTTTGTAGTGTCACCCTCTTTAGCCACAACTACATGAGACTTTGTAGGGTGACTGGGAGTACGCTTAGGTTTGTTATAGCCGCTAACTCCTACTCTAGTTAACTTTGAATCTTTCATTATTCCCTCTCTTTAAGCTCTTCATTGTACTTCTCAGCACCGCCTCCAAACCAGGCATATATTAAAGAACCAACAACAGGAATAGCCCTAAGCGTTGATGCTATTTGTGGATCATCCTGTGGAAGCTCTGTACCTAGTTTAAAAGCAGCGTCTATTATAGGAGTAGCAGGAACTAAGGTGTTAACAACAGCACCTTTAATATCCCCTCTTGCTAAGTATCTTTCATTGGTGTATTTGTTTAGACCATATACACCTAACAAAGACCACATAGCTTCATCTGGTATATTCTCTGGACGAATGTCTCTACCCTGTAAGAAGTTTTTAACAGTAGTAACAGCTACTCCGGAGGTTGTCATGTACCCTGCTAACAAAGCTGCATTCTTTACCGCCTCTCCTTTGTTGCCTCTAGCCCACTGTTGAACTATGTTGTTTCTAACAATGTCATATTGCTTTAGTGTAAAAGACTTTAAAGAATAGTATATTCTACCGTTGGGATTCTCAAGGTAAGCCTGCGGCATTTCAGATAATGTAACTGGCTGTAAGTCTGATAGCTCATTAAACAAAAAGAATTTAACATCGTCTGTAATCTGTTTATCTTTTAAGTCTTGTATAAAAGCATCAGTGTTTTCTTTAAAAACAGGAGACCACTTCTCTCTTAGTTTTTGCACACCTTGAGCATTCATGGACATTGCTCTTGCTTTGTTTAAAGAAGCATTAATAGCTGTCTCTTTACCTAAATTGTCTGTTGCTTTAAAACCAGATATAGAGAACATTTTATTAAGAAGATTAGCAGTGACTGAAAGGTTTTTAAATTCTTGAGAGATTACCTGATCTAATCCTAAGTCAATTAACTTTACTTCCTTAGCATTAAACATAGCCTTAAACGTGTTCCTAAAACCTTTTAAAGCAGAAGTAATACCTACATCTGATAGTTGAGTTATTGCTGATATAGGATTAGCAATAGTACCCATGTATCCTAAGTCACGAATAAAACCCACAGCAGAGCTGCTTGGTATTTCTCCAGATATAAACCTAGCATTAAGCAGATCAGACAACTCAGCTTGTTTATCTCCAGGTATAGTACCAGCTTCTAATTCGTCAGCTACTAGCCTTCCTATAGAACCATCAGGATCAAACTTACCAGCACTGTCCTGTGCAGCTCTGCCAAAGAACTTTCTTTTCTCTATGTTGTTTACAGCACCTCTTATGTAGGTGTGTAATGATTCAGCAGGATCAGCATAGAACTTCATCTGCTCTTCACTAATTACATTAACAACACGAGGACGTAAGAAACGAGGTCTGTTACCATCAACACCCATTGTATAACCACGCAGTGCTAGATCAATGATCTCTGCTTTTTCATCACGAGTTAGAGATGTTATAGACACTTGTTTTACTTTAGCATAGTCTGATATTGCTTTTTCTATCTTACCTTTCTGCTGTGCTCCTAAGCTGTCTAATAAACCATTGACATCTTTAACAACGCGAGGGAAGTAATTTTCTAACTTAGTAAACACATGCCCAGATTCTGCTAGTTCATTTGCTGTTTGCTCTAGGACACCTTTCAATGTACTAAAGTTGTCAGCAAGCTGTGGTAACGCACCTCTCATTATAGTTTCAGCAGCGTCAAACTCGCTATTCAACAACATCCTATACACAGTGTTTTGTGTCTGCTTAGGTATCTTAGAAAAGGTAGCTAAGAAAGGATTAGTAGAGACTAACTTATCTTTGGTATTAACTAATGTATTGTACTCAAAGCGTCTAACTCTACCTTTTATTGTTTCTGAAATGTTACCGAGTCTTGTTGACAGAGTACCTAAGTATTTATCCAGTGACTTGCTGTATAGCCTAGATGTAGCACTATCATTTACTACAGCCTTCCTAATAGTTTCTTGTGCTCTATCAGCATTAGCAGGTATTCGTAGCTTAGTACCTAAGTGTTCTTGTGCCCTTGCCAGTCTAATAATATCTACACCAGCTTCTTCTAACGCTGCTGGTATACTATCAATGTCATAACCCTGTGCTATCCTTCTGTTAATGACAGTCTCTGCTTCAGCAACAACTCTATTAGCACCTCTAGTAGTTGCTGCGTTAGTTAAAGCACGTACACCAGCAACAGTAGCAGGGGCTAACAAGCCAGAGGCAGCTGCTAAAGTAAGAGCCTTAACAGGATCAATATCACCTGTGGTGGCTAGGTCTTCTAGCACACTCCAGCTACCTCCTAATGCTGCTGAAGTTCCTGCCATTGCTTTGTATGTTTGACCTAGAGGTATCAGAGAAGTAGGGTCTAAAATACCTTTACTTACTGCACCTAAGAAAGCAGGAACACCGTCTGCTACAAAGCCTTCCCCATACTCTTCCTCAAGAAACTTTTCTTTATTTGCAAAGATCATTTCTCTACGTTGGTCAGGAGTAGCTTCATTAAATCCTTCTCCGTATGCTTCAGTAGGAGAGAAGTATTGAAAGCCATCTTTAAAATCAAAAGTTATCCTGCCAGATAACAAAGGTGCTCTAGCTCCAATAACGTCTGCTGCATAAGAAGTTATGTTACCTGCTTTATCAAAAGCATACTTAAACTGCTCCCATGAAGATGCTTCTGGTTCTTGTTGATTTGAAACAATAGGATCGTTATCCCAGGGCATAGAA